ATAATAATAATAATGATAATAATAAATTAATTAAAAAAAAGAAAAAACGCAAGTATGAAGACTGTTTTATTTGTTTCCAAATTATAAATAACAAAAAAACTCCATTTCCATTAAAAAGTGAATGTTATTATCAAAAAAATTGTACTTGTAATGGTTGGGTACATAAAAGTTGTCTTGATTATTGGTATGAAAAAAAACCAGTATGTCCAATATGTAGAAATCGTATTTATAAAAATTCTGATATAATGGTTAAAATATTCAAAACAAATTATAAATTATTTGTTTTAATCTTATTTATTAAAAATAAAATTATATATGCTAGAAATAATATAACAAAATTTAAATATATTGTTTATTTTATTTTATCATGTTTTTTTATAAAATATTTGAATACATTGTTAATAGTATTTTATCTAATACCTATAAATAAAGAACTATAAATTTATTTAAAATGAACCCCAGGTGTCATAATTAAATGGTGATACTAATATTTGGTCTATTTTATCTTTCCAAAAATCAACACGCTTTTGGAAAGCTATATCTTGTATAGTTTCTGGATATGGCGTTGCTGTTTTCATTAAATCCTCTTCTTCCTGTGTTATTTTTGGTTTATTTCCATAACAATTTACACCAAAACGAATATTTGGGTTTGCCATATAACCGCCATTTACACCTGGGCGACCACAGTCATTTTCATGACCTTTTATTTTTTGTAAATTGTCAAATGTTTTTTGCTGTGTTGGGAATAATGCCATTTGACCCTCAGACCAACCATAATTACACCATTCGCCGCCATTATCATAAGAATCCTCTATTTGTTTATATGTTGCTAATTTAGAATCATATGCTTGACACAAAGCTTTTGCATCAGGATAGCTATAATAATTACCAGGAATATTAAATACCTGTTTTTTAAACTTTATCGTAGGAACAGTAGAAGGTTGAAATGTACTTTGGTCAACTACTATATCTACCTTTGGTTTATTTGTAAATAAGTCTGTTAAATATGCTGTTACATTTACACTAAAAAAGTATTCAAAAGCATTTACAATAATTAAAAATACCAATATAATTACAATTATTATCCCCATAACTTTTCCACCGCTACCACTATCACTATCGCCACTTGTTATACTACTAAAACCACTACTTTCATTATTTCCTAAAGAAGATGAGAATACAAAATACGCAATAATTATTAGTAACACAATTACAAAAACCATTGGATTAAGTATAAATGTGTTCAACTTATTATAATAATTAACTGGGTCTGTTGTTGATGTTGTATTAACTTCCATATATAATTAATATATAATTTTACTTTTATAAAAAATTAAAAATTAAGTTATAAAATTTTAGTTATAAAGTATGATTTATTAAATATAAGATATTCATAATAAAATTGAATTGTTATTTTATTGATATACGAATAGTATAATTTAAAATATCTGAATCTGAAATGAATTCCGAATTAAAGAAAGTTTACACTATTACTTTTGGTGATGTGGCTGAAAATCACGCAAAAATGCAGAAAATTGGAACTTTACATGAAAGAGGTTATTCTGTTGAACAGTTACGAAATATTCAAGAAAAATTGACTGGATATGGGTTAACAACAGAAATGGTTGATTTAAATGTAGGGTTTGATGAAAAATTTTCTGAGGCAAAAGTATTGGTAATAAGAAGAGGAGCTCAATTTATTTTAAGTGAGGAAACGACAGATGGATTAATGGCTGAAAATGATAATTTGACGATGGATAAGAAGGCTTTGATGAAGGGAAAAGTTGTTAATAAAGTAGCGAGATGGAATTTGTGTTTTGCAGAAGAAGACCAGGAACCCAATTATGAAGATGGAAAAGGTAGGGTAGTAGCTTGGAAACATATTCCTAGAATGTCTAGGATTAGACAGGTAATTTCTGAATGGACCGAAGACGTTCTTTTAAATGGTGAGGCAAATTATTATTATGATATATCTAAATGTGGTATTGGATTTCACGGTGATGGTGAAAGACGTAAAGTATTTGCGGTTAGAATGGGAGAAACTATGCCTATTTATTTTAAATGGTTTCAAAATTCACAGCAAGTTGGAGACCCTTTTGAAGTAGTTTTAAATGATGGTGATATGTATATTATGTCTGAAAAAGCGGTCGGATTTGATTGGTTAAAGAAAAAAATACCTACTTTAAGACATTCTACTGGTTGTTCTAAATTTACAGGGGTAAATACAAAAATGGAAGAAAAAAAGCTCTCAAAACAAGAAAAAATGGAGAAAAAATTAGCAGAAAAACAGAAAAAAGAGGAAGCAAAGGCTCAAAAAATAGCGTTGAAATTGAAAAAGGAACAAGAAAAAGCAGAAAAAAAGGCGTTAAAACAGAAAAAGTAAAAAGGTAATTGTAGTTAGTAGTTAAATAATTAAATATAAGTTTTTAAATATTTAAATAAAATTAAAAGTAAATTAAGTATGTCATATAAAAGGTTGTCTAAAATTATAGACCCTTTTATTTTTTTCTATAAAAAAGACAATATACTTTGGGCGAAAAAATTAAGTTATAAAATATAAGTTATAAAATATAAGTTATAGAATATTGGTTTTATAAATAAAAAATTGAATTGTTTTTATATTTTATTTAAACTATAAAAACTAAACTATCACATAAAATGTCTACTATAGCACAAGAACTGAAAACAAATGGAGTATCAGTATATCCAATTCCCGATGGGTTATTACAAAATTTCGATATTCAAAAATATTTAAAAGAACAAAAAGAATATATTGATATTAATGATAATACAGAATTTATTATTAGCAACTTTGGAGCTCATGGTAATCCATCAAGTCAGCATCATCCTCTAGTAAGAGATTTTCGAATGGAAATGTTTCATCATATAAAAAGGTCTCTTAAGAGTGACCCTGAATTTAGTGGAAAATATTTACAGTGTCTTCCAGACCGGTTTTCCCAAAGATTTAGAAAACCATCTAAAGAGGCGTGGCATAAAGATGTTTCAATAGACTACAGCGTTTTCACTAACTCAACAATACTTGGAGGATGGGCAAACTTAGATGAAACTGACCAATTCTTCTCATGTATTATTGGTTCCCACCTAGAACCCGCGCCAGGTGAAGGGTTCGCAGCATTATCAAAGGATAACAAAAAACTGTATAAGTCACGAAAGACACTTGTAAGAATTCCACCAGGTCACGCAATCAGTTTTGATGAAAAAATTACGCACGAAATAGCAGACGTGAAGCTTGTGGGTGTCTCTCGAAGATTATATATGAAGTATCATATTTCATCCGACTCAAGGTCTGCGTTTGATGTTGAACTTATACAACGAGCCATTCAAACCCAGGGTGTATTTCAAATGAATCAGTGGAATTCAATGCCAATGTATGAAAAAATACACCCAATGTTTTGGAATGCTCAATTGGTAGAATTTGGTAAAAATATTAAACCAGTATTCCTAGCAAAACCAAACAAAAAAGGGAATGTATATGTACAAAGGTATATGATTAGTTTACTTGAAGCCGGCGTAGGAATGTTTCCAGAATACAGAGAAGAAGAAATAGCAATATTATTTCCAGCACAAATATAGCACAAATATAGCACAAATGTAGTATAATATAGATTTAAATAGTCAAGCAGTTAATTAGTTAGATAGATATAAAATAATAATTAAATACGTCATATAAAAGGGTTATATAAAAATAACGTAAAACCTCTTGAGAGGTAATCCCTTTTTTATTTTTATTTTTTTCTATAAAAAAGACAATATGCTTTGGGCGAAATAATTGACTCTATTATTCCTACTTCTGATACCGAAGTATCATTAAAATGATACCATTTACCATTCGCATTTTTAACATAAGATGTATAATGACCTCCAAGTGCTCCTCCACTATGATTACAAACACCGTATAATTCGTATTTATATGAATTTTTTTTGTAACCAATTACATACTTGGATAAATCCAAATTGTCTAAAGGAAATGAAATTAATATTTGATTTTTTTGATTTCTTGAATTAAATCTTTTAAAATCAATTACCAATATATTTGGAAAAGACCAAAATTGTATTTTTTTCTTAATATTTATTCTCTCTTTAGTTTCATCATTAAACCATGCGTTATCACCATCTAACGTTTCTCCTTCAACATAATTTTCAAAACAATCTAATAATGAAGGAGACTTGTTATTTTGTGGAATAGGTAAGTCTATCATGAAGTAAGGCTCAGGTGTTATTTTTATTCTTTTACCAGTCTCCAAATTTGTTATTTCAGAAACATGAACAGCATAAAATAGATTCCATATTTCTGAATACTCTTTTGAGTACATATTTTTAACCATTTCAAAACATTTTAATGCTACTGAATCTGTTTCATTTTCAACATCACCTGAAATTGTCATTTTTATTTCTCTAGAAAGTGAATTATGAAAACAGTCAATTAAAAATAATAGGAACTCTGGAAGGTCATTTTGTGAATGGCCTGTAAACATATCCATCTCTTTAATTTCAGCTAGTTTTTGAATTGTTTTTATAAATTTACCTGGAGATACAATACAATTATTACTCCAAAGTATTTGTCTTAAATTATCCCACTCTAACAATAATGCGGAGTCATATTTATTCTTTAATTTTTTTTTGAAATTTTCCATATTTAGCAATTCATTTAATTCATACGTATGTGATAATACTTGCATACATGAATTTATAAAACAAGTATTACCTAGATTTGATAATCCACTTAATCCTTTATTTTGATATTTTTTTGTAAAATCCATTTTAAGGTACTAATTATAATTATTACAATACATTTAAACAGATTTAATAATATATATTATATGGATAACTTACATACATCTAATACTACGAATGAAAATTTACTATTTGTTATACTTAACACAATGTATAACGATAATAATAGACAAATACAAAACTTAACACAGCATAATAATCAAATTTTAAATATTTTGACAAATATGCTTAATACAAATAATTATAGAAGAAATAATAGATATCAATATAATAGAAATAATAGAAATAATAGAAATAATACTAATATAAATAATACTAATACTAATACTAATACTAATACTAATATAAATAATAGTAATACTAATACTAATAGAAATAATATTAATAATACATATAGAGCTTTATTTAATAATACACCTTATATTATTGATAATATTCATACACAGAATATACCTAGGACTTACTTACCAATTTTATCTGAAAATAATCCCTCTCAACAAAGAACCAGAGCTAGTGATTTGTTTAATATCTTTAACAATTTTTTTGACCCAATTGTAATATATCCAACATCTAGTCAAATTGAAACTGCTACTCGTCGTGTAAGATATTGTGATATTGTATCACCTATAAATAGAAGTTGCCCTATATCACTAGACAATTTTAATGATAATGATATGGTTACAGTTATTCGTTTTTGTGGACATATTTTTAATACGGAACATCTAAACACATGGTTTCAAAGTAATTGTAGATGTCCTGTATGTCGTTATGATATTCGCAATTATAACAGTTCTGTAAATAATTCGAGTATTTATAATGAAACAAATAATCAACAAACTACAAATAATTCTCATCAAAATAACTCTTCTCAAACAATTGAAGAGAGAAATAATATAAATGAGAATCAATCAATAATTAATTTATTTCAAGATATATCAGGAAATTTAATTTTTGATTCTTCTGACCCTCAAATAATTTTGAACTTATTTAACTCTTTAACAAGGAGATAAATAATATATTAAGATTACATAAAGATTAATTATTTTTAAAATATAATTATGCTAACAAGAACTCATAAAAGAAATGAAATTAAAAGAA